GATCTTGTTCGCACGGGCATGATCGTTAGAATTGCCCTCTGCGTACACCGTGTTCAACCATTGCTGGTCAGTCACAGTGCCACCACGCCCAACGCCACCGTCGAATGTATTAGATTCGCCACCGGCAGGAACTTCTGCTCGCCTGGTTTCCGTTTGTTGTTTTCGTAAATTCTCAGCTTCGCCGAGAACCCTTGCCGCCTCTACCAGCAGAGCGGGGTCTGAATACCCTTGGAGCAATGCTCGTTGCGCTTCAGGAACTCCGTGCTGCCTCATCATCTCGTTAACCGAAGCGTTCTTAGAAGTTGTCTCAGCAGCTTGGTTCGCGTGCTGAAGCTGCTGTTCGAGAACCTGTGACCTTTGTTCAGCCTGATACGAAGCCTTGGCTGCATTGGCCTGCTGTGTCGCTAGCCTTTTAGCTGCCGCATCATCGTAGCCTTCTGAAACCAACTGGGCTTCCAGTGATTGTGCATAGCCACGAACTTCCGCATCCAGTACCTGATCTGCGTAAGTCGTTTGAAGTTGCGCCACTTGCTCTCGCAAGCCTTGCACTTCAGATTCTCTTTCAGCATCACGCTGCCTGATGGTTGACTCCCGCTTCGACCACTCTTCCTGGGTTCTCATTCTCCCAGATTCAGCGGTTTGTTCGGGTAGTTCCCCAGTGTCAGCCGATACTTCTACTTCGGTTGTCTCTGAGGTTTCTTGGGTTACGGGTGTACTATCGTCGGAGATTGCTTCGTCGCCAGAACTCTCAACTTCTTCCGTCGCTACTGCGTCCGTTCCTGCTTCTTCCGTTACTTCATCTTTCACTTCGTCCCAATTATCTGGAACAACAGGTTCGTCGCCTATAGGGAGGGAATCGTCGATTGCCGGGGAGGATTCATTCTCAGAGGAAGTCTCAACCGTGTTTGGTGTGACCATAAAAGTCCTCGTAAAAATATATGAAGCCTATACAGGCTACCCCTGAAACCTTATTCAGTTGTAAAAGCAATAGTACCGTTTTCTATATTAGGTTGCAATCACTACTGACCGCCAAGTTGTCGCCCAACCCAGGTAGGCTTAGTTGGCTCTGTTGTTGGGATTACATTATCAGCGGCAGCAGGGCGCAGGTTACGTTGAGTAGACTCTGTAGCCAACTGTTCTTTATCCAACTGCTCTAAGTAAGCAGCCCTGGCCTTGCTTGAGCGTTCTATTGTTTTGCGTGTTTTAGATGGTAATAATTTCAATAGTTTTGTTGGAACTGGGCGTGTGTGGGTGTTAGCCAAAACATATTGCAAGGTGCCTTCAGTCTGCCACTTTCGCTCAAGTTGTCTAAGAACCTTGCCCCACTCATCAGAGTTGAATCCAGAAGGAGACTCAAACGGCTCTGATGAATCATAGTATTCCTGAAGTGCAGCCTTCTCAGCGTCTGTGCCGCCTGACGGAGCCTTCGGGAATACCGGCTCTTCCCTCAGATCGCCACCAAAGATACCGGCACTCAAACCTTCTCTTAGTCCTGAGTAGAACGTGTTTATCGAGAAGTAACGGTTGACCGCTGTTCTCTTATCAATATTACGGGACTCTAACTGCTCTACGATGTCTTGGAAAGCCTCGTAGTGATTGATGTCAGCCTGATCGAAAACGCCCGGACCACGTTCTGAAGTCCTTGCGAATAAGTCCTTCGCCAACTTCTGCTGGAAAGGCCAGACGTCTGTAATAGGTTCGCCCCACAACTCCTGTGATGCGTCTTCTGGGGTGGAAAATGAAGATACGCCAACGCCAAGAGTGCTAGCCACGCCAGCACCTACAGCCATCAAAGGACCAGATTCCTTGTAGGCCTCAACAATATCCTGAATTATCATTGGAGTAACCTGTCTTAAGACTGGATTCCTGCGAACGTCCAGCTTAGTAAAACTTTCTGGATCAAGGAAAAAGTCTTCGCCAAGGAAATCTTCTTCACTCGCTACGTCAATACCGAAGCCTAAAGATGGGTGAGCCTTTGTACGCAAGTACCTAGTAACAATATCAGCCCTGTTAGCTGCTGATTCTGAGCGAGTACCAATCGCTTGCTTCTTACCGGAAACCAACTGGGATAGAAACCGTACCATTTGCAAGTTACCCGCAAAGAGGTCAAAGCGAGTCTTGCCTATTCTGATCTTGCCATAATCAGAACTATTAGGATTTGCAACCACATCTACCCCTGGCGTGTGATCCAGCAAGAACAGCACCATTGCACCAAGACCTGCGTATTTTACAAGGTTGCTTGCAACTTGCTTACGAACGCCGGGGGCACGCCTGAGAACCGTCAAAGGCACCTGGAACCTTGATACGGCAAGCCTTGGAGAGAATCCAAGACCATTCAATAACGGGGCTGCTCCCTCTGCCTTCCATAACGAACCACGACCAGTAGCGTAGTTAATAAACTCAGCTATCGCATCAAGTTGAGCGTCTGTTGCTGCCTTACCCGTAGTAAGTTCGGCGACCTCAACCATACTCTTCATAACGCTGAAGCGAAGTTCGTTCAGCATGGTTACATAAGCACGCTCAGAGGCTCTGACGATTGGCAACCGACCGGCAAGGGAAGTCATAAACATTTCTTCCCTGCGTGCGCGTTCTCCCGCTTCCCCAAGTACAGTTATCTGTAACCGTTGCCCTAGAGAATACCGGCTCTTCGGAGCGCCAACATCTTTCATCTCCCCTGACTTGGTAGTGAACCTTACAAAATCAGGGTCTGCTTCCATCTTGTTACGGGCTGCAAGAGCGTATTCCTCATTAGCGAACGCTTTGAGTTGAAGCTTAAACGCATCCTTGAACTGCTTCGGATTGCCGGGACCTAGCATACCTGCCTGCCTGAGTGTAGATGAAATGTCCGCAGTAGACAGAAGCGACCGTGGCAAGTTCCACGCATCCAAAAAGTAGTCCCACGCCTTATCACCAAGTTTCTTCTTGGATAAAACAGCACGAACAATCTCAGGACCATATACACGTTCTAAGAGTTCAAGTTCTGACGGCGTAGGAAGAACCGCTGAGTCAGGATGAAATAACTTTTTGAATGCTACGTCAGCGTTAAACTTACGCCAGTTGATAAACCCAGGGGGTTCATTGGCAAACTCAAGAACGCTGCCCCTGCCCCAGATACGTGACAGCAGGCTTTCAATGTCTTCAGGAGAGAACAGTGGGGCTATC